AGATATCGCAAATACTGAAGGAGGGTGAGTGATGGGTAAGATACAAGAATGGTACGACTCGTGGCTTTTAGAACAAGCTAAGCAAGCTGTAGCTGACAAACGGTTTAAACCAAAACCGCCAAAATATGTTTTTCCGCGTGAAATAGTTGATGCATTACGTGAACAAGCGCGGGATTGTGAAGAGTGTGAACGTGATCCCGTCACAGGTATTTCATCCTGGCCAAAGGAAACTACTTTGGAATGGCAGGCCGCTGACTTGATTGACGGGCGGTATGAGGAAATACGGCGTTATGAAGGGTTACGCGAAGATATGATAGATCTTTGGGTGCAGATGCGGGAACTTCTTGGCGGTGATTCCATGGATCCAATGATAGGTGATTGACATGATGGTTGGTGCTGAAGCTTTAGTAACCTTAAATGCTTTGGTTAAATGTTACGTTAAAGAATTTAACCTTAAGCCGAAGCCAGAAGATAGAGAGGTTCCATCTGATATGGAGAAAGCTTATGATAATCTTGTCAAAGCTTCCCAGTCAGATGAGACAGATTACAACTCTGTGCGCCAAGCGGTGCTTAAAACCGTCAGCGTATTGCGTGATATAGAGAATAACCTAGTTAGTCACAATTTGCCAGATTATATTAAGAGCCGGCGCAATATTGAGCAGATCAATTCTATCCTAAACATTGGCAGAGCATACCCCGACAATGCTATAAAGAGATTGAAAGCATTGCGGCCAACAACAGTTATTGTACACAGAGATTATGACGCTTGATTTAAAAAACTTGACAGAAGGCCAAGCCCAACAATTACGTAGGCAGCTTAAGGCAGCTAACTACGAAGAAAGCTTGTACAATTTTACGGAAAGGGCGTGGCGTGAAATTGACTCCGCGCCCTTTGCCCAGGGCGGTTTTGCCTTGCAAGCCATTTGTGAGCACCTTCAAGCATGCACTGACGGATATATTAGAAATCTTATCATCAATGTTCCGCCGCGCTTTTCCAAATCAACTATTACAGGGACCATGTTTCCGGCTTGGGTTTGGGCACAGAAACACAAAAGTTCCACTTCTGGCCCGGGTATGCAATTTTTGCATAGCTCCTATGCAATGAATTTGTCCGTACAGGACTCGGTAAAATGCCGCCGCCTTATAGAAAGCAAGTGGTATAATACTTTGTGGGGTGACCGATTTAAATTGGTAGGTGATCAGAATACCAAGACGCGGTTTCAAAATGATCAAAACGGGATACGCAATACAGTTTCTGTTGGCTCGGCTACGACGGGCCTTGGCGGTAATTATCTGATTGCGGACGATCCCAACAATGCACAAGAAGCTAATTCTGAAGCTATAATAAACTCTACCATAGAGTGGTGGGACATGGCGTGGTCCACCCGACTCAATGATCCCAAAAAAGGTGTAAAAATCGTCATTCAGCAGCGGTTGTCAGAAAACGATATTACTGGTCACATACTATCAAAAGACATTGGCGAGTGGACCCACCTTTGTTTGCCAATGCGTTTTGAGGTGGGACGGAGGGTTTATAATGTACTTGTGCCCGCAGAGTTTAATGACGGCGAACCAGTTATCTGGACTGATGAGAGGACTGAGGAAAGTCAGTTATTATGGCCTGAACGATTTGGAGATCAGGAAGTTACACTGCTTGAGAAAACACTTGGGCCATATGCCGCCGCCGGCCAATTACAACAGCGCCCCGAACCTCAAGGTGGCGGTATTATAAAACGTGAATGGTGGGGTGAGTGGACAAAGGAGAAGTTTCCGCACAATCTTGAGATCGTCATTGCATCCGTTGACACGGCCTTTGGCGCTAAAGAATTTGAAGGAGACTTCTCCGCCTGCACCATATGGGGCGTATTCAGGGATTCGGGATCCGCGTCAGGTGTTATAGGCAATGACATGGGCGGTAATTGGCAACGTATCTCCACGGAGGAACGTGAAGCGGATGTTCCCAAAGCCATACTTATGCATGCTTGGCAGGGACGCATGGAATTGCATGAGCTTGTGCAAAAGATTGGCGCGTCTGCCAAAGAATGGAAAATTGACGTATTGCTTATTGAAAACAAAGCGTCAGGTATTTCAGTCAGTCAGGAGTTGCGGCGTCTTTTTGGGTATGAGAATTACGGCGTCCGCTTGATTGACCCGAAGGGAATGGATAAGGTTGCCAGAACTTATTCGGTCCAACACCTGTTTTCTGAGGGAATGGTATTGGCCCCAACGGATAGTTCTGGGGATGTTTTTCGCGTGTGGGCCGAAATGGTCGTAGCTCAATGCGCCACTTTTCCCAAGGGAAAACATGATGACTTACACGATACGGTAACTCAGGCGTTAAATTGGTTAAGAGCGTCTGGGTTGCTTCAGCGTGGAGCTGAGCGCACTGCTGAGTTAGCTGGCGGTAATAACTTCCTAGGAAGTAGGGAAAATCAACCATTGTACCCCGTTTAAGGAAAATAAAGATGAGTGACAATCCACACTATATGTCCCCCGAAGAAATGTCCAAAGTAATTTGTCCCGTAAATCGCGGGGTGGGTATGCCTAGCAAAGAGGTCATTGTGAATGACGCGCCGATTGGCAAACCTTGCGTGGCCTACCATTGCGCAGCTTGGCGTTGGGCCAGTTGGTATGAAAAAGAATTGGATGAGCATATTTGGAGTGATGAATTTGGTTATTGCGGGATGATTGGGCCATGAATGAAGAATTTAAAGAAATATCTACGGGCGTTGCCACTGGAACGGAAGACGGACAAGTCAAAATGTCAGTTATAATAGACAACAAGATGCATTCCTTTGTCATGGAACCGCATATTGCAGTGACCTTGATTAAAGCTTTAGCAAACGCACTTGACGAATTGTTGCATGCCATGTAAATTGTTAAATGTCTTACAAAGGAGACAACAATGATGACGTGGAATCATAGGGTTATTAAGTACGAAACCCGCAATTTATTTGGTGACCCTGACTTTGGGTACGCCATTCATGAAGTATTTTACGATAATGACGGCAATGTCCGCGGCATGACGGCAGACGCAATTAAGCCGTGGGGTGACACCAAAGAAGAATTGCGGGCTGAATTGGAGCGCATGTTGGCTGCTTTGGACAAGCCTGACCTTGACCTTGACGAGAAAAGCTACGAGCCATTTGCAGACGTTGCGTAATTAGCCTATAGTGTGCGGAATATCCTAACAGGAACCCGCACATGGCACTTACGCCCGGACTTGTCCCAAATATACGCCTTGACCAGCCTGATGAACCGCAGATTACTGGCCAAGACACGATTGTTGTAATGGATGCAGATAACAATGCCGACCAGCCAGAATTGGACGCTCGAGGCAATGTTTTGCGTATTGATCACGGCGATGGCTCCATTAGCGTATCTCTTGACGGCCGCCCTATTGGCTCCTCTGACGACAAGAAAGCAACGGGTTGGTATGACAATCTTGCCGAAGAAATTGATGAGCAGGATCTTTCCACCATTGCCCACGCCCTTATTAAGGGTATTGAAGAAGACATTGACAGCCGCAAAGAATGGATTGAAGACCGCGCACAGGGTTTACGATTACTGGGCCTTAAAATTGAAATTCCGGGTCAACAGGGAACGGCTGACGGCGCGCCTGTTGAGGGAATGTCCCGTATCCGTCACCCGCTCTTGCTTGAGTCCGTACTGCGTTTTCAGGCGAATGCGCGGGCAGAACTCTTGCCAACGGACGGTCCTGTCAAGATTAGGGTTGACAGCAATAAAGATTCTCCAACGATTGACCAGCAAGCAGAATATTTAGAAAAAGACTTCAATCATTATTTGACCGTGACAGCCAAAGAGTATTATCCTGACACGGACAAAATGCTCTTCATGCTTGGTTTTGGCGGGTCCGCTTTTAAGAAAGTGTACTTTTGCCCTTTACGCAATCGTCCCGTATCTGAAACGGTTGATGCTGATGATTTGATTGTCAATAACGAAGCCACGGATCTTTCAAATGCACGCCGCATCACCCACAGAATCTCTATGCGTCCTTCGGTTGTCAAACGGATGCAGATTATTGGCGCCTACAGGGACGTTGACCTTGGACAAGCCAAGCAAAAGGATCTTGACGCCGTTCAAAGAGAGAAGAATGCCATCCAAGGTGTCCAAGATGAAACTAGCGTCTCAGAAGATCGGGACCGCGAAATATATGAATGCTATTGTGAATTAGACATTCCGGGCTATGAGCATACCATTGACGGTGAGCCATCGGGTCTTGAGGTTCCTTATCGGGTAACCATTGATGTTTCATCTAAGCAAGTTCTTAATATTGTTAGAAATTATTCAGAAGAAGATCAAGATTTACCTGAAGCCCATACCCATTTCGTAAAATATGATTTTATTCCGGGCCTTAAATTCTACGGCATGGGCTTGCTTCATATTTTAGGCAATACAACCAATGGTTTAACGGCGGTTTGGCGAGAATTGCTTGACGCGGGTATGTACGCCAACTTCCCTGGCTTCTTGTATGCCAAGACATCTGGCCGGCAAAACTCTAATATCTTCCGTGTCCCCCCTGGCGGCGGCGCTCAAATTGACACGGCTGGCATGCCTATCCAACAAGCTGTCATGCCCCTGCCCTACAAAGAACCATCGGGTGCATTGGGTGCCTTTGCTGAAACCATTAGCCAATATGGCCAGCGGTTAGGCGGCACGGCCGAGATGCAGGTTGGCGAGGGCAAGCAAGACGCTCCTGTTGGCACGACATTAGCCATTATTGAGCAAGCCCAAAAACTTTTAAATAGCGTTCACAAAAGGTTACATGCCGCTCAAGCTGATGAGTTTCAGCTTTTGGCGCAATGTTTCCGTGAAAATCCTACTTCATTTTGGCAGCGCAACAAACGGGCAGCTACAAAATGGGATGAAGATACGTTCCTCCAAGCATTGGATAATTATGAACTTGTCCCGCAAGCAGATCCCAATACGGCAAGTCATATTCAGCGCGTAATGAAAGTTACGGCCCTCATTCAGTTGGCTACACAGGCTCCAACCTTGTATAATCTTGACGCCGTAAACCGTGAAGCTTTGCTAACGCTTGGCTGGGCCAACCCAAGTGCATTGCTGCGGGATAATGTCAATACGCCTGCTCCGCCAGATCCACAAGCACAGGCCGCTCAATTGGCGGGCCAAGCTGCCATGATTACTGCGCAGTCTAAGATGATGGAAGCGCAAGCCAAAACATCTGAATTGCAAGCTAAATCGGGCGGCAATGCGCAAATGACGCCTGAAGATCAGATACAATTAGCTGAAATTAAGCAAAAAGCCATTGATTCTCAATTGGATGCCATGAACCGAAAGCGCGATCGTGAAAGTCGTGAACGTCTGGCAGCGGTTAAATTAGCTGAAGATGTGGCTCATAACCCTGCAGGCTTGGGCATCGTCTCTCAACTTCTTGACCCCGGCATGATACAGCGCCTTGAAGGCAATGAACCTGACCTTACTCCCACTTCTAATGGCATTATACGGTAAGGCAAATTATTATGGCCAATATTTATACAAATAAAGCAGAATCAGAGGATGATTTAAGTAATATACCCCATGGGCTATCGGTGGGGGAGGATCCAAATGCAGATTTTATTCAAAATAAATTAAACAACCTTGTAAGCAATTTAAATTATCAAGATGTAATTCATAATACCGGATTGGGGGGGGTACGTTTAACGCCCGGCATTGCATCAAATATTTCTTCGTCACCAATCACACGGTCTGGGGCTGATATTTTACGTAAAGATCCAGAATTAGCTGCAAATCCCCCGCAAATGTCACAATTTGGCCGGCCATTTCATGAGTTAGAATATACTTATACGCCAAAAAACAATTTATCGGCATATAAAGAAATTTCACCTGAACAATTGTATAATGAACAAGCGTTTATTACGCCTGCCGTCGGCGATCGGTCTGCTGCTAATTACCTAATTAACAGCATTCAAGGCAATCAATTACGGCAGCCTGTTAATTTAAGCGGTGGCGGGGATTTCCAAAGATCTGAATTTGCTGAAGGACAAAATCCTGCGGCATGGGCATCTCGAGATGCCGCTGTAAAAAATATGTTGACCAAAATTACTCAACAAAATGTTCCGAAAAACCGACCGCTTTATATGTCCCACACTTTAATGGGTATTCCTTCTGCAGATTCATCCCACATGATGTCTCAAGCTTTACTAAGGCAGATAAATCCTGAACTACTTACACCGGAAGCTATTACTGCAATTAACAAATCTTTACAAGGATCAATAAAAAATTTCCCCGGCATAGAAAACCCACAAGATTTAGAAAATTTATTACAAAAAAATAATGTTGGGTCAGAAACAAGTTTAATAGCCAAAGCTTTGGATAAATCTAAAGCTGTTGCTGGGGGAGGTCCGGATGTTGGTGCGGCGCGGTTTGCAGTTACTGACCCAAGATTATTTAGTCCAGAACAATTGGCAACAGGGTATTCGTTGTCTAAAATAGACTTATCTAAACCGCCGATTCAACCAGAAGATGGTCATCAAACATACCCAACCCAAATTCCTAGTGTTAGTGGATATGAGGGCGGTTTAAAATATCAAGTGCCAGCGGATATAATGTTTCCTGACTGGGCTGAAAAACAATTAAAAACAGACAAAAATGGCAATCCGTTAACTGCCACAATGAAACAACAATCTTTAATGACGCAAATGCCAGTTCAAGAAGCCAATCAAAAATGGTTGGATAATATTATGCAACACTTAGAAAACCACAAAAAGGTTTGGGGTTATGGGCAAGGTGGTACGGTAGGAGATAATTCTATGAATGAACACATTAGACATGCTTTGCGCATTGCTCAAGAACTAGGACGCGGCGGCGATACTATCCTTGCCCATATTAATCCTCGTGAAGCTGCATTGCTAAAGAAGCGGGGCGGTTCCGGGAAAATAAACCCAAGAACGGGCCTTATTGAGTTTGATGAAGGCGACACCAAAGACAGTGAAACTAAAGACAGTGAAAC